TGCGGATGTATCGGCCCACACGCAGCGGTGGACGTTAACGGTCTGGCGTTCTGGATGGGCAAAGAAGCGTTTTACGTGTTCGACGGTACAGTCAAAAAGCTTCCTTGCAGTGTGCAGGACTACGTGTTTAACGACATAAATCTTGTGCAGGACACCAAGGTATTTGCTGCGCTGAACACGGACTTTAACGAGGTCACCTTCTTCTACTGCAGCTTCACCAGCGACTTTATCGACCGAGCAGTAACACTGAACTACCTTGAGAACGTCTGGTCCATCGGCACTCTGGCCCGCACGGCGTGGCAGGATGTGGGCAGCTTTGAGAAGCCTGTGGGTGCGGAGTTCCTGCCCAACAGCACTGAGCCCACGCTGAACACCATCTACGGATTGTCCCCGGGCCGCTCAGTGGTGTACAACCACGAAGACGGCGTTAACGCTGCCGGCCAACCGCTGCCCGCGTTCCTCGAATCTGGGTATTTTGACATCGGTGATGGCGACAACATGCTCTTGATGAGCCGGTTCATTCCTGACTTTAAGAACCAGCTGGGCAACATCACTGTGAACCTGTTCCTGCGGCCCTATCCTCAGGCCACGGCCAGCCCAAGCTCACTGGACCCGTATGTGATCACGCCTACGACGCAGAAGGTGGACACCCGTGCCCGTGGTCGGCAGATCGCGCTTCGCATGACCAGCACGGCAATCAATACGTCGTGGCGGTTCGGCACGATGCGTGTTGACATCCAGCCGGACGGCTTGCGATGAGTAAGATACAGAACGTCCGCCTGCCCAACGCGGTCAGCGGCGACTACAGCCCGGAGCAGTTTAACCAGCTGGTGCGCTCTCTGGAGCAGGTTATTCTGCAGCTTAACTCCAGCTACACGCCCATCGTCAGCCAAGACACTGCTGGTGCGGCAACGTGGATGAGCGCGGGCAGCGGAGCGGGCGGCGGGTTTGCCGGTGGAATACGCGGTTTCCAGATATCCAACGGCATGCTGCAGCCCCATGCAATGCTGCTGTCCGACGTTGATCAGACAAGCGCCGGCATCACCAGCGAGAACCTGCTCACCTATAACACTGTCGCGTTGACCAACGGCATTCGCGTGGTGGACAACACCAAGATCTTTGTGCCCTGCAGCGGTCAGTATCTGGTGACCTTTACCCTGCAGATGACCAACCGCAGCAACACCGCAGCGGAGTTTGAGATCTGGGCCAAGGACACTGGGGTCAATTACCCCTTAAGTAATACCAGATTTGATATACCGGCGCGGAAAACAGCACTAATTTGGTCGCATGTAGTGCCTGCCGTGACTGGAATTTTTACGGTCACCGACCCTGCAGTGAACTATCTGGAAATCGCGTGGTGGTCTGACAATGCTGACGTGTATATTGAGCACTACGCTGCCGGCACAAGCCCCACACGGCCAGCGATACCGTCTGTGATCCTTACAATTAACTTTGTTTCAGCCGGGTAATCAGCATGGCAAACAAGTATCTGAGAAAGCCGCTAATACCGGATGCAACGACAGAAACGATCATTTACACGGTGCCAGCGGCCAACACGGCAGTGTTGTCATCGCTGCGAGTGACCAACGGGAACGCCGCAGTTGCAGCGATTTCAGTCAACCTGTACCCGGCTGGAGGCGCCACGGCACACCGGCTGCTGAAGACCTATCAGCTGCCCACGAATCAGACGATGGACGTCTTCAGCGGCGTTCCCTGTATCTTAGAAGCTACAGACGTGCTCAAGGTGCTATCGAGCGTGGCAACCGTGACGTTTGTGCTGTCCTATTTAGAGACTGATCGGTCTTAACAGTAGACAACGAAGGCATCTTCGTTGATAATTTTAGGTATTTTCGCGACCCTCCCCGGCGCGCAGCCCCGTGTGGCTTTTAACTTCCAAAGGAAAAAGACATGGTAAATGCTATGCCGGGAATGGGCGCCCCCCAAATGGCTCCCGCTGAACCTTCCGTTGACCAACTTGCTGCATTTGAACAGATGCGCGAGCAGGTTTCCCCTACGGAAATCAATCGTGAAATGCTGATGACTGCCGAGCAGGCAGATCCTGTCGCAGTGGCCGAGTTCCGTAAAGAGCTGGCAGAGCTTGAGGTGGCCCCCGAGGTCATCGACATGCTCAACACGATGGTGGACGAGGTGCTCGCTAATCCCAATGAGTATCCTGCCATTCGGCAGAAATACCTTGATATGGGCGTGGACGAGGAGATCCTACCGGAGGCTTTTGATGCGGGGCTTTTTGCCGCACTGAACATCGCTCTTGACGAGCTGCGTGGACCAGAGAACATGCTACCCCCGCAGGGCTTTGCTAGAGGCGGTATCGCCAGCTTAAATCCAATGGCGCGTGAGATGGCAGAGGCTGGACGCTACGGCGACACCATGCTGGCTCACATTAGCCCGGTTGAAGCCCAGATTCTGCGCCGTTACGGCGGCAGTGGCACAATCAACCCAATGACCGGGATGCCCGAGTTCTTCTTGAAGAAAATGTTCAAGAAACTCGGAAAGGCGGTCAAGAAGTTCGCCAACACCACGATAGGCAAGATTGTAATTGGCACCGCGCTGTTTATGGTTGCCGGTCCTGCCGCTGCTGCAATGCTGGGTGCCTCTGCCGGCGGCGCGGCTGCTGCAGGCATCAGTGGTTTTGTCAGTGGCGCTGGAACATCCCTGCTCGCGGGTGGCAACCTGAAAGATTCGCTGAAGGCGGGTGCTATCGGCGGCATCACTGCGGGTGTTTCAAAGGGTGTTATGAATCGCATGGGCACGCCTGCAGCGGCAGCAGCGCCTGAGATTGCCCAGCAGCCTTTGCGACCCTTGGATCTCTCTGTCCCAAGGGGAGACGTTTTGCCGTTGCAGTCAATAAGCCCCACGCAGGCTGCTGTGAACATTCCACCCGGCGGGATTGGCAGTCTGCCGGTTGCAACCGGCCCAACAGCAGACAGTTTTACCCCAAGGCTCACTCTACAGGATACTTTGGCACAGGCTTCGCGAGTTACGGCGCCTAGAGCTAGTAATTTTTCAGTTGCACCGGCTACAAGTAGCGGCACTCTAAACATAGGGAGAGCTGGTGTCCAGCCGCAAGGGGAATCAGGCTTTAAGGTTGGGCAGCAGTATCCCGATCTTCCAGCTCTTCCAGACTCAATGCGCGCGGATGTATCAACCGGCGCTGATAAAAACATCTTCCAAAAAGGTCTTGATCGAATACTGCCGAATCGGATTGAAGATGCTGGTGCTGCAGATGCTTTGAAGCAAACAAGAGCAGCGTTTCCGGGCTTGACTGACGATCAAATCCTCTCGGCAAGTAAAACGTCTAGAGTTGGAGAATTTTACGCATCTAAGCTACCCGGCGTATTTCGCCAATATGCCCCACTCGCCGCCACCGGCCTCGGTATCATGGCGCTCGCTGGCGGCTTTGATGAAGAGGAGATTGCTCCGCCCGAGGGCTTTGAGGACATGGGCGGAATCGGTGCCGGAGAGAAGCTGTTGGCAGAAAACCCACAGAAGTATGGTGCGAACTACGGTGGCGTGTTTACAACGGCCATAAGCCCACAGTACAACCCCTACACCTTCGTTCCGCCGCCCGTGCGTACCGCTGCAAAGGGCGGCAGCATGGACAAGGAGTTTCCACGTAAGACGGGTCCGATCAACGGCCCGGGTACTGGCACATCAGATGACATCCCCGCGATGCTCTCGGACGGCGAATTTGTTTTCACCGCCAAGGCCGTGCGCGGCATGGGCAACGGCTCTCGACGAGCAGGAGCGAAAAAAATGTATGCTCTCATGAGAAAGTTGGAGGGTCGCAAAAATGGCTAGTACTTACGAAACCCTATATCAGCGCGAAGCGCCGAATATTGAAGCCCGCAAAATTGGGTTAATGGATGCAGCCAAAGGGCTGTATGAAAGCCCCCTGTCGCTGCCTGCTATCGAGGCAGCGGGTCTGTCCATCGGTGAGCAGCAAGCGATGGATCTGGCTCGTCAGGGCATTGGATCGTTTGAGCCTTTCATTCAAGGCGGATCGCAGGCCATCACGCAGGGTATGGATCTCACCCAGCGCGGTGCTGTGGCAGCGGGCGGCGTTCAAACCGCACCTCAGTTTCAAGAGGCGCAGAACGTACTTGGCCGCGCCATGCCGGTGCTCGGTCAGGGCATTGGCGGCATTCTAGGCTCTGCTCGAACGTATGACCCAAATGCTGCCGTCAATTACATGAACCCCTACCAGCAGGAAGTAACGCAGCAGGCGTTGGGCGAAATGCGCCGGCAGGCAGATATTGCTCGTCAGGGTCAGGCAGCCCAAGCCGTGGGCGCAGGAGCTTTCGGCGGCACCCGTGAGGGTGTTCAGCGCGCCGAATTTGAGCGCAACGTGCAAGATCAGATGCAGCAGCGCATCATGCAGGACTACGCCCAGAACTACATGCAGGCACAGCAGGCTGCGATGCAGGGCTTTGAAAGCCAGCAGGGGCGTCAGTTGGCAGGATCTCAGGCGCTGGGTCAGGCTGCGATGCAGTACGGCCAGCTGGGTCAGGGCATTGGAGCACTTACCGCGCAGCAGGCCGGCATTGACCTGTCCAAGGCGCAGGCACTGGGCGGTCTTGGCACCCAGATGGGCGCACTGGGCACGCAAATGGGCGCGATGGGCGAGGCTACTCAGCAGCTGGGCGCAGCCGATGTGGGACTGCTCGGCAGCGTGGGTCTGCTCGAGCGCCAGAACGCGCAGGCACAGATCGACGCGATGCGTCAGACGCAGATGCAGGAGGTCATGGACCCGTATCAGCGGCTCGGATTCCTGAGCGACATCTACCGTGGCGCACCGTCAACGCAGATGACAATGACGTCGCAGACTGCCCCCTCAGCGAGTCCCCTGCAGACAGCGGCTGGCCTTGGCATAGGTGCACTATCGAGCGTTGGCGCGGCACAAAAAGCAGGACTCCTCTAAGGTGAATATGATGGCAAAACAGAAAATGCAGATGGTCGATGACGACGAGATCGAAAACGTCGGCATCATGTCCGGCTTTATGGATGACATCGAAGACCTGATGGAAGAGATCGAGAACGAGAGTCAAGTGGAGGAAGGTGATGATGCCGACATGGCGCGAATTCTTGACCGGCGCCCAAACTCACCCGAGATCCTGATGAACAACCTGCGAGGCGACTACCGCTCCATCGATGCACGGCGCGAAGAGCTGGCGGACAGGGTTGGCTACAACGCCGCCCAGCAGACCCCGGACGAAGTGCTGGCGATGCTGCAGCCGATCTTCGCACAGCAGGGCATTGCTGCACTGCCGATGGGCAGCGCAGATGTGGGCGCTCTGCCGATGGACGCCATGACGGGTATGCCACCACCGGGCGGTATGCCACCACCGGCAGGTGTGCCAATGGATCCAGCAATGATGGGAATGCCACCAGAGATGAT